TATCTGGTGGTCCAATAACATCTAGCACACAAGAAGAATACAGGGACAATCTATAATGGATGTTGTTGACTTATCGAAATATTTGTATAAGAAATTAGAAGAGAGGCAAAAGGATATATCTTCTGCCCTCGCAAATGGTGCTGTTAAAGATTGGGAACAGTACAAAATGTCGGTAGGAGAGATACGGGGACTCTCTTTTGCTCGTGAAGAAATCAAGTCCCTGCTGGAGAAAAACGTAGACGATGTCGAAGACTTTATATCTTCCTGACCATGTCGCGCAGAAAATGAACAAAGAGAAAGAAGCTGCAAAAGCTGAAGTCTCGGGTGTTGCAGTTGATAGCGCGTATGTGGATGCACAGGAGCGCGTACTAGAGCCATCCCTTTTAGAAAAACCTTTACTCGAACGACTGCCGCAGCCGACAGGTTGGCGGGTTTTAGTTATGCCATATCAAGGTAAAGCTAAAACTTCGAGTGGACTATACATTCCTGACGAAGTTCGAGAACGTGAATCAGTAGCTACTGTAGTTGCTTATGTTCTCAAGTTAGGACCTTTGGCGTACAAAGATCCAGACAAGTTTGGACCCGAAGGAGCACCTTGGTGTGAAGAAGGTCAATGGGTTTGTATAGGCAGGTATTCAGGTTCTCGTTTTAAAATTGACGGAGGCGAAGTCCGCATCATTAACGATGATGAGGTTATTGCTACGATTTTAGAACCAGATGATGTGAAACAAGTATAGGGCAGGATTATGGCTGAAGAAAAACAAGAAGTTGAAGAGCAAGAAGTTGTTGTAGAAGAAAAGCAGGAAGACAGTAAACCTGAGAAGAAGGTCGAGGAAAAGACTGAGGTAGCTGCGGCTGAAGGTGACGACGAACTTGAGGATTACGGTGAGAAGGTACAAAAGCGTATTAAAAAACTTACCGAGCGTTATAGAAACGAACAACGTGACCGCGAAGAAGCGGTGCGAGTGGCGCAAAAGTTGTTGGATGAAAACAATAAACTTAAAGGCCGTGTGCAACAATTAGACAATGGATACCTAACTGAGTATGGGAACCGTCTGTCTACACAAGAACAGTCTGCAAAAAGTGCTTACAAACAGGCATACGAAGCAGGTGACACGGATGCAATGCTTGCTGCACAGGAGCAAATTGCTCAAATTGCGATAGACAAACAGCGGTATGGCGCTGCAAAAAGTCGCGTCGATCAACAACAAAAAATGCAACCGCAACAGCAAGCGCAGCCACAACAACAAGCACAGCCTCAACAGGCTCAAACCCCTGCAAAGGTTGACCCAAAGGCTAAAGAGTGGGCAGAAAAAAATGAGTGGTTTGGTAATGATAAGATCATGACTACCGCTGCTTTTACGTTACATCAGCAACTTGTCGAAGAAGAAGGGTTTGACCCGAACAGCGATGAGTATTATACTGAAATAGATGGTCGTATTCGTTCGGAGTTTCCGCACAAGTTTAATACGGCTAAGAAATCGGGTGGAAATCAGGTCGCTTCTGCTGGTAATTCCGCATCCCGCACTAACAAACAGGGGCGCAGGTCGGTCAAGTTATCGCACTCACAAGTAGCGATTGCGAAAAAACTGGGCGTACCTCTCGAAGAATACGCCAAGTATGTAAAGGAGTGATATAATGGCTGACACAAGAACACCGCGCAAAAGCGCAACACGCGAAACAGAAACGCGCAGAAAACCGTGGGCACCACCTGCTCACCTTGCTGCACCACCCCCACCAGATGGGTATGTGCATCGCTGGATACGAGTTGCAATGCGTGGCGAGGAAGACAAAATAAACGTCAATGCCAAGCTGCGTGAAGGATGGGAACCCGTCCGTAAAGATGAATATCCAGACTACGAAGCTCCAACTATCGACGATGGTCGGTACGAGGGCGTCATAGGTCAAGGTGGCTTGATGCTGTGCCGTATTCCTGTAGAGACAGCCCAGGAAAGAAACGAGTATTACGGGGGCCGAACCCGCGAACAGATGGTAGCTGTAGATCAGGACCTTATGAAGGAACAACATCCTTCAATGCCGATTAATCAAAGTCGGCAAAGTCGTGTAACCTTCGGCGGATCAAGACGAGACGCCGATTAACTTAGAGGATTGCTACTATGGCAAACACTAACGGTGCATTCGGGCTTCGCCCGATTGGCGTAGTCGGTCAGGCTGCGAACACCACTGGTGCGACCGAGTATCGTATCGCCTCTGGAAACACTAACGCGATCTATCAAGGTTCTCCTGTTATCCCGCTTTCAACTGGCTTTATTGACATTGTTGGCGCGGCTGCTGGGGGTTCTGTGGGTCTCTTAGGTGTTTTCGGTGGGTGTGAATACGTTTCGTCCACTACTGGTGAGAAAGTATTTTCTAACTACTGGCCTGGTTCTGGCGCGGATTCAAACTTCCCCGTCAAAGCCTTCATCTATGACAACCCAATGCAGACATTTGTCATTTGTTCAGACGCTACACTAACCAGTGAAGCAACTGCGCGAGGACATGTGTTCGCAAACGCTAACTTTGACTCTGGTGCAAGCGGTTCAACAACCACTGGTATCTCGTCAGCTAAGTTAGATGTTGGGTCCGTCGCTACCACTGCTGCATTGCATCTCCGTATCATCGGTATTCAAGATGATCCAGAGAATGCTGACTTTACAGCGGCTGGTATTCCATTAATCGTTCGACTGAATAACAGCTTCAACTCACCAAACGGTGCTATTGTTGCTGGTACTCCTTCGACTACAGGCGTATAAGGAGACTAACCTATGGCTATATCTCGCGCTCAACTAGCGAAAGAGTTGGAACCTGGTCTCAACGCCTTGTTTGGTATGGAGTACAATAGGTACGAAGATCAACATGCAGAGATTTTCACAACAGAGTCTTCTGATCGTGCATTCGAAGAGGAAGTAATGTTGAGTGGTTTCGGCGCAGCACCAACCAAATCGGAAGGTTCTGCAATTAACTTCGACGACGCTAACGAAGCATACACTGCTCGTTACAACCACGAAACTATCGCGTTGGCATTCTCAATAACAGAGGAAGCTATCGAAGACAATCTTTATGATCGTCTCGGTTCGCGTTACACTCGTGCGTTGGCTCGTTCAATGGCACACACAAAGCAAGTTAAGGCCGCTGCGGTTCTTAACAATGCCTTTACTGCTGGCGCATCTGCTGGTGGTGACGGTGTTGCATTGTGTGACGCGTCTCACCCGCTTACAAGCGGTGGTACATTTGCCAACGAACCAACAACTGCTGCGGATTTGAACGAGACATCTCTTGAAGATGCTCTTATCAACATCGCAGGGTTTGTTGACGAGCGTGGTCTTAAAGTCGCATTGCGCGGCACCAAGTTGGTCATCCCACGTCAACTGCAATTCGTTGCAGAGCGTTTGATGGTATCAAACTTGCGTGTTGGCACAGCCGACAATGACACTAACGCAATTCGGTCAATGGGTATGTTGCCAAACGGCTATGCTGTTAACGACTTCCTAACAGACCCAGATGCGTTCTTCGTCATGACAGACGCCCCTCGTGGATTTATCCACTTCGAGCGTACGCCAATGACCACAGGCATGGAAGCAGATTTCGATACTGGCAACATGCGCTTCAAAGCGCGTGAGCGTTACAGCTTCGGATTCTCAGATCCACGTTGTGTATTTGGTTCGCCAGGTGCGTAATTTTATGGTATAGTGGGGTAGGTATTCATTTACCTCCTCCCTTAACTAAGGGGCAGCTTCGGTTGCCCCTTTCTTTTTGTCAAATTTACTGTATAGTTAAATCATCCCTGACAGTCGCATGGGGCGACTGACAACAGCCAAGACAGGAGATTAACATGGCTAATTCTACTTTTTCAGGACCACTACGTTCTGAAAGCACAGTTAAAACTGTAAGCAAAAATGCCACTACTGGAACTATAACAGAGATTACGACACTTGGTGACGGTCCTGTAAGTCTAGCAGATGGTGATGTAACTCTTACTAATGCTACTCACAGTGGAAGAGTTTTACTCGTTCCAGATGGGGGTCAAGACAACACTTATACATTACCAGCGCCAATTGCTGGGTCTGTGTTTAGATTTGTTTACGCTGGTGGTGCTGCTGACGCTACTGACGCAATAATTTTAACACCTGGAAATACCAACTTTTATGTTGGCGGTGTTACGTTTCTTGATACTGACAACGAAGTGAGTGCAGTATTCTCAGATGGCAACTCAAATAGCAGCATTCAAATTAACGTCCCTGCTGGTTTTGATGTAACAATTATTGGTAAAGACCCTACTAACTATCAAATCTTTGGCACTGTTACAGGTGCAACCGCACCTGTGTTTGCTGACCAATAAGAGGTAAATTATGGCTGACACAGTATCGTCTCAAACACTTTATGACGGGTCAAAGACTGCGGTTTTAAAGTTTACAAACATTTCCGACGGCACAGGTGAGTCAGCGGTCAAGAAAGTTGACGTGAGCGCACTAAACGCAGACTCTGATGGTAACCCTTGTACTGGGGTTGCTATCGAACGTCTGTGGTGGCAGTGCATCGGCATGAAGGTTCAAATCCTATGGGATGCATCATCAAACTTACTTTGCATCGAACTAGGTGAAAACCAGAGTGGCGATCATGATTACACTATTTTTGGCGGTTTGACGAACAACGCGGGTTCGGGAAAAACGGGTGATATCGACTTTACAACTGTAGGTCATACCAGTGGTGATACATATACTGTAATCATGTATCTGCGTAAGACATATGGCTAAGATCGATAAAGCCAAAATGAAATGCAACAAGCCGAAACGTCAGAAATCTGGCGGCAAAAAGTTTGTTGTAAAGGCATGTGACAAGGGCAAAGAAAAGATTGTTAGGTTTGGGGATGCGAATATGAAAATTCGTAAATCAAATCCTAAAGCTAGAAAGTCTTTTCGTGCCCGTCACGGCTGTGACAAAGGCACTCTTGATAAACTAAAGGCCAAGTATTGGTCATGCAAGCAGTGGTAGAAAGAATGGATAAGAACGTACAGCTTTTGTTTTGGGGCGCGGGTCTGACATTAGGGTCAGCGGGACTTGTGTGGATGATATCCACGTTAATTACTGTGGACAAACGAACAGAGGTCATGGACGTAAAAATAGATCATTTAGTTCAAGCAGTAGAGACTTTGACAGAGAGGCAAGCAAGTTATGATCAGTCGTGGACAGATGCCCTTTCAAATCTCCAAGCCTCCAAAGGAGATGACTAATGGCAAAAAAAACAAAAACAAAAAAAGACGCGTGTTACCACAAGGTAAAAAGCCGATACAAGGTTTGGCCCAGCGCATACGCTTCAGGGGCACTTTCTAAATGCCGTAAGGTTGGGGCTAAAAATTGGGGTAACTCAAAGAAAAAACAAAAGAAGGCTGACGGCGGACTTGTTGCTTCAGTAGATAACCCCAAACGTCCAACACGCAACCGTTATAGAAACGGTGGTATAGTGGCATCTGGTTGTGGTCAGGTCATGGAGGGTCGTCGTAAAGGGACGAAGTTTGCATAATGGCTAAAAAGAAAAACTCTTTACGCGACTGGTTTGCCAAGAACGACGGTAAAGGCTGGGTCGATTGTAAGACTGGCAAGCCGTGTGGTCGTCAAAAAGGCGAGAAGCGTAGAGGTTATCCAGCATGTCGTCCAACAATGGCGCAATGCACGTCAGCAGCCAAAAAGAAAAAATCATCAAAACGTATTAGTTGGAAGCAAAAGAAAGCCAGTGGTGGTTTAGTGAGGGTATTTTGATACAGGAATGGGCAGAAGAGTTATCAAAACCTACCGTTCATAATAACGGAGTTGCTGCCTGTCCGTTTGCTTTACCTGCCTACCAGAACCGTGAAGTAAAGATGCTTGTGACCGATGACTTGTGGGCAGATGTTTTGAGTGAATCATCGAAGTTTTTTCGCACGGGTTACAAAGTCACCATGATTTTTGACTATGGCTACGATTACGAATACGATCAACTAGAAGAAGAATGTATGGCCTTGAATAAGTTTTTTACTTTTGCGGGTATTGATATATGGTTGTTGGCGTATTTGCGTGAACATGCAATTGTTTTTATACAGCGATGGAGTGAGTTAGAAAATGCTGCTGCAAAGTTGGAAAAACTAGGGTATTATACAAACTATGACAAAGAAGATTATGAAAGACACATTTTAACTCGGAGAGAAAGGAGACTCTGATATGCCTGGAATGATGCGTGGTGGAAAGAAGAAAATGATGCGTGGGGGTGCGGTTAGCAAACCCAAAAAGAAAATGATGCGCGGCGGTAAAGTTAAGATGATGCGCGGCGGCAAAGTCAAAGGGAAAAAGTAATGGCTGAAAAATTTCCTGATCTTACTGGTGATGGCAAAGTCACAAAGAAAGATATATTGAAAGGCCGAGGCGTCGAAGGGTTTAAAGAAGGCGGCAAGGTCAAAGGTATGATGCGCGGCGGCATGGCCCGTAAAGGATTTAAGCACGGTGGAAAAGTCCATGGTTGCAATCCTTCGGTGCAGATGTCTGGCATGGGTGGGGGGTCTACTTACTGATGGCTACTTCAGGTTCACGCGACTTTAACATGGACGTTGGCGAGATTGTCGAGGAGGCGTACGAACGCTGTGGCCTCGAGGTCCGCACGGGCTATGATGCAAGAACGGCGCGGAGGTCGTTGAACCTGATGTTTGCCGACTGGGCAAACCGTGGTCTAAATCTTTGGACAGTAAAACAAGCCACGATCACACTTACGCTGGGCCAAGCACAAGAGACGCTTGGTGCGGATGTCGTGGATATCTTGGAAGTTGTGCTTCGTAGAGATGGTACGGACTACGAGATAGATCGGATCAGTCGTGGTGAATATGCCACACTACCCAACAAGACGACGCAAGGCCGACCAAGTCAATTCTATTTCGATAGACAGATCCAGCCTGTAATTAATTTGTGGGCTGTTCCAGAAAACTCTACAGATCAAATTGTTTATTATTATGTGCAACGGATCGAAGATGCTGACACTCTGGTTAATACTACTGATATGCCTTTTCGTTTTTATCCTTGTATGGTGGCGGGGTTAGCCTACTACATCGGGATGAAACGTGCTCCAGAACGTCTACAGTATTTAAAAGCTGTATATGAAGAAGAGTTTCAACGCGCAGCCGATGAGGACGAAGGTCGCACACCATTAAAACTTCAACCTAGTATTCGATACTTGAGGGTCTAATGGCATACGCGTCAGGAAAAAATGCATTTGGTATCTCTGATAGATCAGGGTTTAGGTTTCGTTTGCGTGATATGAAGCGTGAATGGACGGGTGCATTAGTTGGTCCTGACGAGTTCGAACCAAAACATCCACAGTTAGAACCTATCCGAGTGGGGCCAGATCCTCAAGCATTACAAAATCCACGACCTGATAAAGCTGAAGCGTTGCAGGTGTATGTCGATATTCCGACAGTCGAAGCACCTAATTTAGAACGTGTTCGAGCTATAGGCCAGGTCGGTAGCGTTACGGTGACAACATGACTATGACCTTCGACGAGTTAAAGACCGCGATACAAGACTATACAGAGAATGATGAAACAACTTTTGTAAACAACCTACCTTTGTTTATTCGTCTAGCAGAAGAACGTATTCTTAAAAGTATACAACTCAACCTGTTTCAAAAAAATGCAGGTGGTGCTATGACTGCAAGTAACAAATTCTTAGCGGCCCCTAATGATTTTCTAGCACCTTTTTCTTTAAGCATTGAGGTAAGTGGTGCTAAAGAATTTTTGTTATTTAAAGATTTGGACTTTGTGCAAACATACACACCTGACGCAACTACCACAGGACAGCCTAAGTATTATGCACAATTTGATGTAGGCAATTTTATTGTCGGACCAACTCCCGATGCTGCTTATGTGGTAGAACTTCAATATTTATATCGACCTGCATCTTTAACCGCAGGTGCGGGTAGTGGAACAACTTGGTTGTCGGAAAACGCTGAGATTACTTTATTGTATGCATCGTTGATTGAAGCGTATACTTATATGAAAGGTGACCCTACTTTAATGCAGACGTATAACCAACGATATGCAGAGGGAATCACAAGACTGAAAAACCTTGGTGAGGCTCAAGAAGTTGTAGATGAATATCGTTATGGTCAGATTAGGAAACCACGAACATGATACCAGAATTAAATATAGATTTACCAAAAGATTTTAAGGTAGAGGTTCACACCACTCAGAACCGTGGTTTTACGCCAGAAGAAATAGCAGAACGGTGTGCAGATAAAATTATTTCGGTTTCGGACAGCACACACCCCGCAATACAAGAGCAGGTTCATGCTTTTCGAAAGCGTATCGTACAGTTGGTAGGGTTTTACTTACGAGAAGCTGTTAAAAGTGATAGAACTACTGTATATAATGCAATCAAAGACGCAGGTCATCCCGACCTTGCAGAACTCATAAGGAGAATGTGACATGGCCTTTTCAGGTAACTTCATGTGCACGAGCTTTAAGAAGGAGCTTCTTGAAGCCAAGCACAACTTTTTAAATAGCGGAGGCAGCACTTTTAATCTTGCGCTATATACAAACAGTGCCTCTTTTACAGCGGCAACAACAGCTTATACTTCTTCGAACGAAGTGTCTGGCACTGGATATACAGCAAAAGGTGCGGCTCTCACTCGTGTAGACCCATCAACAAGTGGGACTACAGCGTTAACCGACTTTTCTGATCTAACTTTTAGCACAGCAACAATCACGGCTCGAGGCGCGTTGATTTTTAACGACAGTGCATCGGGTGATCCCTCTGTTGTGGTTCTTGATTTTGGTGGTGATAAGACTTCTACCGCAGGTGATTTCACAGTTGTATTCCCAACAGCGGACGCAAGTAACGCGATTATCAGGATAGCCTAATGGCAGACATCATCGTTCCAATTGGCGGCTGGTCCCGTCTCGGTTGGGGCGAGGGTCCGTGGTCACAAAGTGGTTTACCACAAGCTGCTGGTTCAGTTGGCTCTGTCACTGTAAACGCAGATGCAAACACGCCTGTTACAGGATTAGCAGCCACAGCTTCAGTTGGCTCTGTCACTGTAGTTGCAGAAGCAAACATATCCGTCACGGGGGTTGCAGCGACTGGAGCGGTAGGTTCTGCAACTGTTACAGGACTAGCTAATGTTACAGTTACTGGCGTAGCAGGAACGGCTTCAGTAGGCACTGCGACAG